ACGGGCATGTCATACCAGTTCTTGCTAACAAGAAACTTCTCTATGTCAGCATGTTTCCAGTTGAGGCTGGCATAGATAGCAGACCTACGACTACCACCCTGCATAACACGCCTACCAATCTCATTGATCATTTGCATCTTTGGTATAGGACCAGAGGCAAGACCACCAGTGCCTTGTAGTATCCGGCCCTCTTCACGGTACACAGAGTAGTCAATACCAATACCACCACCTGTCATGAGGCAAGACTCAGACTTCCAAGATATATCTGCCCAATCTTCTCTGGTGTCCTCCTCTGCACGTAAGAGATAACAGTTATTAAAGAACTTGTTCTCACGGCCAGCATAATAAAGATAACGACCACCGGGAATAAACTTTAAGTCGGTGATAATACGTTTAAGTTCGTCTTTGTCATCCTTCGGTAGGTAGTCCTGACACACATCGTCTACCAGCGTAATAGCTAGAGCATCCCATGTCTCACACCCATGATGGGCATACTTGTGTTTGAATATGTCTTCGCTAAACTTAGAGCGAAACATAGGGTTTTCGTTAGAACGAAATTGTGGCATAGCTTTGTTCCCTTTCTATTTATCGTATTCCATTTCCAATATGAGTTGGGCATAGTGGATTGCTTTCTCTATATCCTTTCTCCCTTCTCCCTTTGTTCGATGTCGAGTGATGTATTTTATCACATTACCCTCCAGATAGTCAAGCCCATTGGCGTGAATATATTCAACTGGTTGTATCTTACATCCCTTGTAGTGTTCCCCTCCTACTTGTTGTTCCAGTGGTTTGTTTAAGTCTCTCTCTTCTTTTGACCGTCGCATATAATAAGAATAACTCCCCTCACGCAGTGGATAGTTAGCTTCGTCATAGGAAAGAGTTAAGCTTTCGTCTGATTTCATTTACATTCTCCGATGTTACAGCTTTGAGTGCAAAGTTTCTAACTGTTTCTGGTTCTAGTCCAGCCAGATGACAGGTGCTTTCAAAGTTCTCACACGTTACACCAACAGAGGCAAACACCCATGCTGATGCCTGATCTCTTTGAAGAGCAGTTTCGTTAGTCTCGTTAGGTTCTTTTGGTTTGCTCATGTCAAGCAGAGCTTGAAGTATTATAGCTAGATTAAGAGTTCTGTCTGGGTCTTTTTGAGTTAGATCATAGAGACTATCAAAGTCCGGTACTTCACTTGTCATCAGAACTTATCCTCTCTACTTTTACCACGTCTTTATGTGTTTTTCTATTTCCTTTTAAGACATTGCAAAGATGCCCATCAGAGTAACCCTCTTTTCTAAGAGTGTTCCATTGTTCAGTGTGACCATCTTTAAAAGTAATTAGATATGGCCCTCGATACATTCCATTATTTTTTCCTTTCAAAGACTGAGATATTTTATGTTTTGTCTCATCACTAAAAGGTTCTTTCTGTTTCCATAATATGTGAGTAGCCGACATTTTAGCTCTTGTCTCTGCACTATGAAACTCAGGAGTGATAAACTTTACTGCCCCTATGTGACCATTATAAAACAATCGCTCACCACATGGTAGAAGCTCTGGTGATAATACATCGTTGTCGGTTTGAAAATGAACTTCACCACTTACAACACCACCTCTTGTTTTATAATTACAAATAATCTCAAAAGTAAAACTATCTTTTCCAAAAAACTTTATATCTTCTTGAAGAGGTTTACATGATCCTGTATATACTCTCCAGTTAGATTGTCGAATCCGTATTCTCTTTTTATATATGTGATAGAACTTTCTTCCAATATATTTTCTACCAGTGACATTGTTTGTTATTAAATAAACAAAGCCATAGTATTTTTTAGGATCTACTTCACCTATCCAGTGGTGTTTTCTTGTCATTTAGAAAGTTACTTCCGGCACTTCAGGTTCTTTAGCCACGTTGGTAAGAAACCTACGACCATGTGCATACTTGAACACACGTATACCTTTACCTTGATTAGCATCCGCCCAACAGTCTCTCTTGTAGCCACAATAAACACAACTAACAGGAAGCTTACGGTTGCCAGACTTACCATCAGGTATATCGGAGTAGCACCTATCAGGTACAGTATCCTGTAAAACCAATCCTTTAAGGTGAGAGATTCGCTGCTTCGCATTTATCATATCCATGTGATGTAGTTTGGTAAGACATATCTCTCCCGTTGATTTGTTGATAGCAAGGAATGCTGCTTGGTCTATACCATTAGCTTCAGCGTAGGCAGATATCTGTGCAACATAACCAAAGGGGTCATCCTCTGCTAACTTATTATGTTTGAATTTGTCGAAGCCAACACCACTAGCAGACTTACAATCCACAACGACGCCATCAATAATACAATCCTGATGTCCGGTAACACCTTCTACCTCCACTTCTTTCTGTTGATCTATTACTTCATGTCCTGATATAGTAGAACACAGGAGCAAAAGCTCTTCAAGAATATAACCATATAAAAACTTGATTCGTGTGGCTGGTGTTAGATCAGCCTGATCAAGCGGCTTGTTGACATCGTACCAGATGCGGCGGTCTGGCTTGCCAATGGCAGAGAGCCTGAGATTACCACGATCTTTGGGTATGTCATATAAGAAATCTTTTATGTGAACCTTCAGCATTTCACCAAAGGTATCTATGTGCTTGTCTACCTCACTCTCGTCCATGTCTATAGGATCAAGTGTAAATAAACTATATATGTCTTCAACGAGAGTGTCTATTGTTTTCATAATAAAAAGGAGGAGAGAGCAAGGACCAGAAACTCCCTCCTCCCTCCTTTCTACGCTAGGTTAAAAGGGAACAGCTTCGTTCTGCTGCACGTAACCTCCTTCAACGGGAGCAAAGTCTTCGCCCCCACCTCCAGAGTATTCAATGAAGTCAACTACCTGTACTGCTGCAAGGTCAGCAGATACACCAGACTTTCCAGCGTAGTTCCACTCAAATGGGATAGCCTTGACATTCACGACACTGCCATTAGCTACCAGCTTGCCATCCCACAGATTGTTCTGTGAGTCTTTGACGATGGGTGCCTGACGTTGTGTACCATCCTTACGCAAAACCTTACGCTTGATGGTTACAAAGTCACCACGATCATCCCCCTTGTTTGCAATGGGAAGGCCAGAGCCTTCAATGGTTGACCGATTGTCATCATCAACCTCAATCTGAATGCTCCATACAGGATCAAACTTGGTATTAGGCTCCGTGATAGAAGCATAGTGGCACTTGCCAGAAATGTAAATAGGATCGTTCATTCTATTCTCCTTTAAAAATACCGCACCATTGCGGCCATGAGTAGGGATCATTCCCCGATGCTGTCTACTACAAAACAACAGCATATATTATACCATAGAAGTTTGTAAAAGTCAACTACTTATCACGATGTTTTTCTAAATAATTTAAAGCTCTCCTTACATGGTTAATATCATCTTCAAACCAACCAAGGGCAGAGTTACATTTGTTGCATAACCAACCTCTAAACTCTCCCGTATCGTGGTCGTGATCTAAGCACCAGTTACTATTATCGTGTTGTCTGCTTGAATCCTCAGTGTCAGTATAAAATTTACCTTTTTTCTTCAAACAAATAGGACATTGATAATTTATATCAGGTCGAGGTATGGTTTTTAATAGTTGATCTCTTTGATCAAGATTTTTATTATAACAAGTCGAACATTTATTTCTTAGCTTTGGTGTACCGTCTACCCTTCTTGATCCGCCCACTGCTTTAAAACAACTTAAAGGTAAGTTTTTTTTACACATAGTACATATTTTTAATTCTTGGTCTTGATCGAAAAATACTTCCGATTCAAACATATCTAATTGTTTAGACATCAGTGTGTTTCTGCCCAATTATTTCCAACTTTATAATCGCAATCCAGATCACATTTAAAATTTAGTATGTCTTGTGTAGTTTTCATGGCCTCTTTTGTTATCTTGGTGAAGCTATTTATGTCTGGCTTGGCTACTTCAAACTGGTACTCGTCATGCACAGAGGCTACAAGCTTGGCATCTAGCCCATGCTCCCAGATCATCCTGTCCATCTCTACCAGCCACTGCTTGCACACGATAGCACCTGCACCTTGAAGTAAGGTATTAAGTGCTGCATGTTCATGTCTGATATGTAGCTTCCTACCATCAAGACCTGTGATCCTGCCAGACCTAGCTGCATCTGCAACAGTTTTACGTAGCCTGTTCAGAGATGGCATGTTCTTCAGAAACTTTGCTATCAGTTCTTCACCCTCTGCCCATGAGCCACCAACAACGGTTCCTATCTTGGCGGGGCCAGCACCGTAGAGAAAGGCATATATAAAAGTCTTTGCCTGATCTCTGGTCTGTAATCCAGCAGCCTTTTGGTTTGCAGTGTGAACGTCACCTGTCAGAACTTCATTGGTGAACTTCTCATCACCCATGTAGTGTGCAAGACAACGAAGCTCAAGACCACTGGCATCTGTACCAACAAGCTGATGGGTATCAGGATTTGAGATAGTCCACAGCTTGCGACAATCTTTACCGTAAGGAGAGTACACAGCAGGAACCTGTGCCATGTTAGGCTTGTGGTGTGCCATGCGGCCTGTGATAGTTCTCAGCGTTAGCACTCTACCATGCACCCTGTCCTGATCGCTGCACTCCTGTATCCAAGACCTGAGAAGACCTGTTCGCTTCTGTAGAAGAAAGTAACGAGAAAACATCTGTGCCTCTGGTAAATCAATCTTATCCAGAACTGCCTCATTAATTACTGCCCTGCCTGTCTCAGTGTGTTTAGTAAACTTAACACCCATCTCTTCCAGACGTTCTGCAATATGTATTCGGCTGGCAATGTTAAACTCTGTTACCTTATCTTTCAGAGGCTTGCCCGTCTTCTCCGATACTCGCTTCTCCACTTTGGCGGGAAACATGCTCTGTGCTTTCTCTTCAAGTTTATACAACTCATCAGATAGATTTGCCTCCAGTATCATGGCTCCCATAATATCAAAGGCAAAGCCATTCTCTTGCTGTTTATCTACAATACTGCGAACCTGACGTTCCAGATTGTAAGACCTGTCAGAAAAGTCTTTGCCCTCTTTCTCCAGAGCCATGCCCAGCTTCTGTGTTACGTTAACATCCTGCTTGCAATACTCTAGCATCTCAGGAGAGAAATGATTGAAGTCATTGTATTCTATTTTCTCAGAGCCTAGACGTTTACCCCAAGCTTCAAGAGAGTGACCACCATCCCTAACGGGATTGTATAGTTGAGACTCAATCAGCGTATCACGTATCTGATCTAACCTGATGTCAGAGCCTGTAAGCCTGTTAAGAACAGGGGCGTCAAAGCTGATACCATTATGCATGATAAAAGTATCAATGCGCTTTGACCACTCCCTGAACTCACCGCACTCACCCTGCACCCACTGTCTCGTCTCTCCCGTGTCGTACTTCTTAGCTACAATGCAATGTATTTGTTTTGCGTTAATGCTGTCTGTCTCAATGTCCACCACTGCTTTCATTTTTCATATCCACTAAGTATGCATCTGTAACTGGTATGTGAAAGAATTTTTCACCCCTCCTGATGTTACGATTAGAAACTTCTTTGACCTCGCAGTCCATAAGAGTATGACCATCCACATGCCAAGCCTTTGTGCAGTCATGATTGAAGACTACGAAAGTAAGTATGTCATTATAACATTCATTCTTCCACTTGTCAAGAAGTCTCTGCTTACGGTATGGAATACGTAGCTCTTTCCAACTGTCAGGCCACTCGTCAGTTTTCCAAGAATATTTTACCTCTACCTCCCACAGAAGTCTAGGGTGACCTTCCGGTCCTGCTGTGCAAACAATGTCGAAGTAAGTAGTTTCGTCTGCATTGATATTACTATGATCATTCTTCAGCCATGCAACCATAGCATCTTTAGCAGCTTTGTCGGCCATATCATACAATGCTTTGTCAAACTTTTTCTTAACTGTCATTGTCATTCTCCAAGAAAGGATTTCCAATCTCTGTCATGCGTCCGGTCTGTCCATCATAGTGGAGGTAACAGGATATACCTGTGTCTCCGGTGTACCTGTTCTTTAGAATACGAATAGTAGTAGTGTTAGCCTCCACAGGATCGTCTGCCTGTTGATCACGCTCCAATGCAACCACTGCATCAGAGAGGTGAGCAATAGATGCAGAGCCACGCAGATGCGATAGTGTAACCTCACGACCATTCTCATGGCCGTTGTCGCCTGATGGCCTACGCAGATGGCTAACCAGAAGCAGGGCAATGCCTGTCTCCTCCACAAGGGAGCGAAGCTTGGTCATCAGAATGTCGATAGACTTGCGTTCATCTCCGTTGTCCTCCTGACCAGATACGAGAATAGATAGGTGATCAAGAAAGACCCACTTGCAATCCAGACCCTTTGCCATGTACCTGACACGATCAAGTATCTCATCGTTGCTGATACTACCAAAGTGGTCGAAGGCAAAAAACCTTCCGCTGCCAATAGTCTTCTTCTCGTACTCGTCTAATTGCTCTTGCGTGTACTCCTTGCGGATCTCTCGGATATATAACCTAGCATTGGCCTCAACGCTCATGATGTTGAAGGCAGTCTGCTTGGTGTTCTCCTCCATTGCAAGCACACCAATGTTATCCTTAGTGTTCTGCATAATATGATACATAAGCTCACGCATGATGCTGGACTTACCCATACCAGCGCCACTGGTAAACGTGACAAGCTCTCCAGTACGCATACCATAGGTCTTCTCATTCATCCCAGCCCATGGATAAGGACAAGTCTGATTCTCAGTCTCATCGTAGAGCGAAGCACCAAGATCGGCAAGATTGATGATACCTGCTGGAGTATAGGTGCGAGAGTTCCACCACGCTTCTGTAAACTTCTGCCTCTGTCCTGTCTTGAGGTACTCATTGGCATCCTTCAACTCAAGGTCCACGATCTTACACTTGTTGGGTTCAAACAGCTTTGCCACTTCCTGTGCTGCCTTTTTACCCGGCTCGTCGTTGTCAAAGCACAGAACTACAGTATCGAACTTACTAAGGTAGCGAAGTGCTTGCTTACAGTTCTTCAGTGCAGATGCTGCGCCATTCTTGAGAGAGACAGAGGGCCACTTGGAACCCATCAACTCATAGGCACTCATGGCATCTAGCTCACCCTCACACACGGTGATGAACTTGCCACCCTGATTGAACAGGTTCTGACCAAACAGACCACAGCTAGATAGATCGCCATCTGACCAGAACTTCTTGTCACTGGTGCGTCGAAACTTTGTACCAACATGCTTCCCATTCTCATCATAATACTTGTACTGATGATGCGTGATCATGTTGCCACTCTTAGCAACAGAGACATCATACTTCTTACATGTCGCTAAACTAATACGCCTATCTGAAATGTCAGCATACTTATAGTCTGCCTTGTTCTGCGTGTTCATGGGAACTACCCTTTTTACAGGTTCTGATTGCATATATTTTATATCCTTGTTAAAAGTTTTAGTATGACATTTGTGACAGTAAGTACCCCAATCGTTGACGGTCAAGCAATTAGTGCCACCACAGTCGGGACAAGACTGATGAGTCTGAACGTAAGGCATCACCACCTTCCTTTGCTATCTTTGTACAGGTCAGAAGATATTTCTTTTCTGTGTGCAGCTAACTCCTTTTCTAATGATATCAATGTTTCTATCTGGTCAACTCTCTCAAGTTTACGCCATGCTGATTTAAAAGATGTCTCCATCTTGCCTCGTAATTTTGGTTTATATACTTCTATTAAAACATCCATTTCTTTATCCTTTTTGGATTTCATAAACTCCTCTTGCAGTTCTTTTGGTAAGATGCTGTACGAGCCTTTCTCTGTTTCGTATTTCATCTTCAACTTCTTTCTTGGTGTGAAATTTTTGAACAACCACATCACTAAACTCTTTCTTTAAAATTAGTCTCCACATGGGGCGTTTCATGCGTTTAACATCTGTCATCATAACATTTTCTCCAGATGTCTTCAACAAAACTTTCTTTATCATCCATAATTTCATCAGCCTCTAATCTAGCCAACCGTCTGGACTCTTTGGTGTTATATCCCTCAGACTTATATTGTCCTACCAGTGAACGAAAAAGTTCTTTACGCTCTTTTTGCCAAAGGTTCTTACTCATTATTCTAAATCCTCTAAGTCTTTAAAAAATTGATCACGCTCTGCGCTACTCCTTACGTTGTACCCTGCCTCTTTCATTGCCTCCCATATCTCTACGTTATATCCTAAAGATAATCTAAGAACATTATCTTTTTGCTCTCTATAAGCTTGAAAATCAAGTATCTCTGTTGTCATGTTCCACCCATTTAGTATTTGATTCTGTCTGTTTTGCTTTTGCAAGTTCATTCCTTAACTCTTTAATAGTTTTTTCTTTTTCTCTGACTCTAGCTTTTAATATTTTAATATGGGCGTTCAAGGTTTCATAAACTGATTGTAACTGTTTATCTGACACAGTATACTCCTATTAGTTTCGGGTGTCAATATAAAAGATATGTCCACCAACCTGACCAAGAGAAACAAACTCATCATCAGATGCCCAATATGGGTACACATAGGCAGCATGGTAGTGGGTGGCACCACTTGTAACACCAAGCACCACACCTTTTAAAGCAAGCTCTGAAGCAGTGACAGCTTCGTTGTAAGCCTCAACATTAGCTATTGTCTCAGGCTTACCATCACACCAGTAAGAAAACTGGCACTTGTTTCTTATGGGTTTACCTTTCCACTTCCTTGCTTGGTGAACAACATCACACACGTTATCAGGATAACGCTCAGAGTAAACACGTTCAAGAACAACATTAGCCACAGCAAGTTGCGCTATGAATGGCTCAGACCGTGCTTCAAAATACACAGCTTCTGCCAAGCAAGACATATCGTCTGCCTTCACGGCCACGACACGCAACATTGATATGGATAACACCATTAAGAATAATACTACGTACCTCATTGTAATTTCTCTATCTTTATATTGAACGGAAAGCCTGTAGATAATTCACGTATACCATGACACATTAGATAAGCAACAGCATCTTCATAATGTTCAAAGACATACAGCTTTTCTTTTTCCTCATCTATCATAGCATCAAAAGTATTTATATCTAATACAACATCATCTTCAGATTGAGTTATTATATATGGCATTATATCACTCCAAATAATATTAAGTCAAGTATGATACCTATTATTTCCATAATTACCTACCTTGCCCTCTATATCTTTTCCAACTACGGCGTTTGTGTTTGTTCTTGGGACGGGAAAGAGTTCCCGCCCCTATTGATGTACGCTTCTTGATCCGATGTAGTGTCGGGTCGTACTTGTTGTCAGTCTTTTTAGACATTTTCTAATTCTTTCCAGTGAGTTGAGTCCATCATCTTACGCACCTTCTCCTCACGGATAACTCTGGTGTTCTCTTTTGGAACGTGAGTAGACCATGCCGTAGCAGCCTGATACGCAGTCCAGAGCGTACCCTCTGTGCGTTCTCCATACTTCTCATAGTTACCACGCCCAATGAGGTGACGGTTCTCCTCGTCAAAGGTTTTCATCAGGTTGGATAGCATAACCTTGTTAGGCACCCGTGCTTTGGTCACGTTATCAAGACGCTTTGCCAGTGTGCTGCTAAACAGTTTAATAGCTTCACCTCTGGAAACAGGAGTATTGTACCAACCACGCATCTTATTTATACCAGAGTTGGCAACATAGTCTGACGCTGCCCTGATCTTGCTTGCAAAGCTCGGCACAGAAAAGTTCTTGGAGTGACGGCCATACACATATGCCAGCTTATCACCATCAACCAAAGTATTATAACATGCGGCACGAAAGAAACCCATCATGCCATTGTTAGCCCATGTCCTGTTATGGCTGGTGCGGAACTTGAACTGTGGTGTAACCAGATCGTTCCTACCATCTATGGTTGCAGCTTCGGCATTGAACTTGGCAGTAAGTTCTAGCTGTTCACCATGACCAATTACATTGGTTTGAAACTCTGCCCCATCAAGATCAATACCTGACATACTGATAGCTTGCTCAAGGTTCTCCACGATATCAAGATATTGCACAGGCTCGTAGCTCTCAGACACAATAGCTATTGGTACTTTACTATCAGTGCGACGAAGACCAACACCCAATGAGGGGTCAATCCTTCCCCCATGAATACTATAAAATTCAGGGTTGAACGTACCAAGGTCAAACTTCTCTACATTAAAGTTAAGCACATCATGATTAAACATTTTGGTTCTCTTTCATTTTAAGGTTAAAACGTAGTTGATGTAGTTGTTGGATACACTGTGACACTTTGTCACTGTCCTCCATCTTTACTGTTCCATTCAGTTGAAGCTGGCTCAGTATCTCTAGTGTCTCCTCTATTGCTTCAAGCGTACTCATTACATCACTCTTTGGAGGACCACTCTTCGTAGCCCTCCGTTGCTGCTAACATCTCATGCTGAATCCATCCGTTGAGTTCCTCAACATCAATATCTTCAACACTAGTATCCAATGCTACAAGCTCCATATATTCTTCTACCATTGGAAGGCACCATGCGTCTCCTCCATAACGAAGAAACCTTTGGACATCTTCTACAGAATTAAACTCAGGTACATACATCTTATTCTCCTTCCATTTGAATATTTTTTAATGTGTACTCAGATAGTATACCATTAAACGTATTAGAAATCAAGCACAATCCATTCATCATAGACGGTGCATTATTCATAGTGAAAACCATAGCCGCCATCAAGCACTCTTCTGCTATCTGAAAATCTTCTAGATCCTCCTCCTGTAGTAGTTTTAGTTCTGTGTAAACTTGATCGAACACTTTCATTTCCATCTTCTTGTTCCTCTATTATATCATATAGTGCGTTCATTTGTAATAATCCAATGTTAGTTCTTCACCTTTACTAATATTTTTAATAGTAAATATATTATATATCTCAAGATCATCCCAATCATGAACCTTTTGTATTATACAGTTATTACTGTCAGCATGATTTAGATATCCACCAATAGGCGTCCTGATCAGACCATAGAACATGGGTACGTTGATATGTGTAGCACCCAAGTCTGTCTCTGCTGGAATGTCCATCGTTGCGAACACACCCAGCCCCTCTATGTCACTTTCTCGTATTGTTATCTCCTCTGGTAAGGGCTTGTAATAAAAGGGATTATAGTCAGGTAGCATCATTTTAGTTCTCCAGATAAAGTTCTATGAGGCACCATGCACTCTCGTAAGCATGATCCCAGTTTGAACACTCACCATTTTCTATTGAAAAATCTGCAAGAGTTTTTGCCCAATGATCCAAACTAGGATCATGGTTTATTGGCAAATTTAATTGTTGATTCATTTTGGTTCTCCTCAAAAAATGGATCAAATACTAGTAAAGTATGCTCATATTCTTTAGCAGCCTTTTTAGTTTTGTGGTAGGTAGTTTGCCCATCAGAGTGTTGAGCTTTCCACTTTCTACCCTCTTTAGAAATAATTCTAAAACCTTCATTCATTTTCAATCTCCGGTTTAACATCCTTCTTTTTATTGGGAAGGATACGGTTACGATACAAGTTCTGTTCTAGTATTTTAGCATTAGGATTTTTGGGATGTCCCAGATTTTTCTTTACTCCTCCTTTAGCTTTTCTTTTTCTTCCCATTCTTTGTACCCATCTACGTATGCCTGATAGTGTGCGTCACGTTTGTTACGATCCCACCACCACTCAGGCATTACATTATACCTTAGTTGTTGAAAGTTATTCCACTCTTGTTTATTTAACATCATTTTCAATCCTCTTCATAATGAAGACCTTTCTTTAACACGGACACTTTTTCTACACAGGCATGATCTAAGGCATAATAGAAACCAATTTGAATCCACTCGCCGTCATCAGTACATATCTCTACTGAGGTACACATTCCGAAATCGGAATCCTCTTCACTCTCAACATTATAGGCATTGTAGTAACCGAATAACTTAGCATAATCATCAGTCATTTTTATACTCCTTTATCAACATATCTAATTGATCCATAGCCATATCATATGCTTCGCTTGGCGTCAACTGTTTTGTGCCGGGGCGTACTGATCGTTTTACTTTGTACTTCTCACCCACTGTTCGTACTTCATGAAAGGTCCAACTAGTATCCCAAGTTATCTTCCACTTGTCTCCACCAATTTCTATGTCTACAAAATCAATCGTTGACATACTCTACCTCCATATTCGGTACGAAGCCTTTGTCTGTAAATAACTGTAATTCAAAGGATTTATTATCTTTATCTGTAACAGTTACAGTTGTTGTTGCGAAAGTATCAAAGCTGTTGTCTTGTTTCACTTTGATGTTCTCTACGCCATGTATTCTAAGTCCGTTCATTAGTACATCCTTTCCCATTCTTGCTGCGCTCTACGCACAGCTTCATTGTATGTTTCCACAGCGTCATCAGGCCACCCGTCTCCGACTAGCCATTCGTAGTGCATGTCGAGTAAGTTCTCTTTGATGATCTCGTTTTCCATAACTGACATCTGATTCTTCCTTCCATTCCTCTGTTGCGTATTCTTCAGCGTTATTAATACTATACCCCATTGCGAGATACTTGTCAACCATTTGATCATACTCAGGCATATTTCACCTCTGCTTCAGTTTCAATCCAGACTTTTGCACCACAACTCAGCGGCTTGTCAGGGCTATACACTATTTTGCACGGCCCGTCAACATAAACTTCATGAGCGTAGTTATTGTCTTTGTATGTCTTCACGGTTATCACTGGCTCACGGTCACCAGTTTTAGAATTACTTCTGATAACGTGTTGATTTATATGGATAACTTTCTTCATACCTATCTCCTAATTTTCTGGGACATCCCAGATTTTATCCAGCCGCTACCATAGCAGCTTTCTTTTTACTTGTACCATGAGCCGGAAAACCGACAGGATGTTTACGAGTTTGTTTCTGACACAACATGCAATCGTCGCACGATACATCATCCATATATGTTGCTGGGCATGGTAACACCTTTCTACCTTTAGGTGTTCGTAAATCATCAATCCTTTTACGATAATCTTCTAATGCTTCAAGCCATACTTTTTCACCTTTTTCTTTTTTGCTTTTACGTTCCCACTCAATAGGCAACACAGTCACCACCGGAGCTATGTTTAAATCGCATAGCTCATCTGTGTGTTCCAGATTGTTACCGGATACATTAACAGTGAAGCCTAAGTTATTCATACTATTGACTATTATGGCGTTCTGAAAATTGTCAAGTACGTCATAATGTGTGTATGTAAACCCACGTTTACCATTGTTGGCACGGGCAAGATCAGCGCATTTGATACTGTCAAGGTCTTGTGTATCACCCGGCAGATCGCCAGCTTGATTGTGTCGCCATTTGCTGCCCTCTGGCATGTCTCTGATCTTGCCAAGAAATGTTTTCCAATCGTCGCCACGCTCACCCTTGGTGACCTTGAGCCAATGTAGTTTCAATGGTCCACTCTCCGCATAGCATCCATTATCTCTGAAGGGACATGCGCTAGGACATGTTGTCGCAGTGCTGGTAGTGACCGCCATTGGTCCTACTTTGCTGTTCTTTGATTTAGGTGTAATGTGAAACATTGCTTTCATCCAGTTCTGTTACATCTATAAACATTAAATGTTCGTGCGTATCATATGCTTTCATATGTGCAGCTAAAGGGCTATTGGCTTGCACTATTACACTATCGGGATAGAATATACCCTGCGCTCCTGCACGTCTACCCTTTTGCCATGATACTCTATAGGTTTTCATTTTTCTACCTCTTCATGTTGCGTAAGTTACGTTTAAACAACAGTTTCTCCATACGTTGATGGTTTTCTTCAGCCGTATTTCTACTGTCAAACGAATGTTTAAATGTTTCCCATTCGATTGGCGGCAGGTTATTGGCCTCACACTTTTCAATGTGATGCTTGAAGTCTTTCATGCGGCGTTTCGCCCATTCTTCCGTTTTCATTTTGTCTCTCCAATTTTCTGGGATATCCCAGATTTTCAATGTTGATTAAACCTAGCATAACTCAGACAACAAGTCAATATCACGTTTTATCAACGCTTTTTGATCTCTCTTTCGCTGATTATTAAACCATTCTTCCCGCATTTCTTGAACGTACACCGACTGTTTATGTGCTAACCGTACAACATCTAGCCTTTCCGTGTCAATAGGGTGCTTTATGTCTTGCCAGTTTGTGCGAGTGGATAGCAGTATCCTAGGCTCTATATCGCCATAGTTCGGTCTTTGTTTTCTTGCCATTGTATCACCTATAGCTTAGAGGGCCAGCCCCATTACCAGCCCCCAGTTACCCCTATGTTATGCCGCATTTGCCAGTTTAGTGCAATGAGCTATCACATCCTTCCATTCTACTCCGGCCTCTCTAGCCTCTTTTATAAGGGCCATTTGCTTATCTGCGAAGTACTGGATATCCTTCACTTTAGCCGCTGGAGCCTCTGCCTCAGTCTCTGCCTCGGTCTCTGCCTTGGTCTCTGCATCTGCCTTTTGAGATTTCTCAGCCTTGGCAATCTGCTTGCGAATATATCCGATTGACGCCCATCCATTCTCTGCGACGTAATCTTGTATAGCATCGTGATTCTGCCATACAAACTTTACTTCTCTGACAATCTCAGACCTTTCTGCCTTAGATAATCTAACGAAGATATCCTGTAATTCTGGAGAGTTGTTGATATCTGCATCCGTTAGGGAGCCGTTAGGCCAGATCTTATCCGTACCCTTTTGAGCGGTCCAGAATATCAACTTCTCAGCGAGTGGAAGGTATACTACGTTAACTTTTTCTTCAGCGTGAACCTTGCCAGCCTTGGTGAACCTGATTAGCGCCTTGTTAATGTCTTTGTTTTCCATTGTCTTAGTCCTTTCTTGTGTGACATTATTGCCACATTAAATTTTAGCCCTCATTGGCTACCATTTTATACCATGAATAAAAAAAGAATGTAAACCCCAAATCGTCATTTTTTTTGGGATATCCCACTTTTTTTATCGTCATTTATACAATCGGCGGTACTGGGAAGATCATCGGCGGTACTGGCTAGATGCTGGGAAATGCTAGGGAATGCGGCGGGATAATCGCATTTCATAGACGGGGTGGATGAATAGTAACGGGGTAGTACTCATTTGGCCCCCGTGTTGGCGGTACTAGTTAGGTATTAGCAAGGTATCTGTTTTTCGGATACTGACTGGCTGGCTAGTATGTTAGGCAGGGGGTGCAGACAAAATGTTGCGGCGGTGCAGTGCATGAAAGAAAAGGGACTCTGGGAAAATTATCAAAAATAACAGGGTCAAAATAAAAAAGATATCTATGACTGTTGCATAAATACCACGAGGCGGTACTAATTAGTTACTTTATAGTATTTTTTTAATATTTTTTATATATCTCTATTGTAGAACTCTACAGTATAGTGTATAATATTACTATGGAGTATTTAAACAGTAACTATATAGAAACATTTGTCAACCTTCAAGGATTGTTATCTCAACAGGTTAACACTCAATGTAACGATGACTTCCTATCTTTTGTTAGACTCATGGCACCGTCCATTGTATCTGATTTTAAGATGGGTCGCCACATTGAAGTTATATCAGAAAAACTACAACAAGTAGAAAATGGAGAAATAAAAAGACTGATGGTGTTTCTACCACCACGGTCCTCCAAGTCTGTTGTATGTTCTAAGTTGTTTCCTGCATGGTACATAGGTAGAAACCCTGAACATGAGCTACTGACAATATCTCATAGTGATCAGCTTGCCAGTGACTTTGGTAGATCAGTAAGAGATATTGTTAACACTGAAGAGTTCTCAAAGGTATTCAGAGGGGTGGCCCTACGTAGCGATGTCAGGGCAGCAGGTAAATGGAAGACAAACCAGAATGGAACCTACTATGCTGCTGGTGTCCGATCTCAGATTGCAGGTCGAGGCGCACATGTGGCAATCTTAGACGATGCAATGTCAGAAGAAGATGCTATCTCTAGTGCAGGTAGGCGCTTTATCAAGGAATGGTATCCCGCAGGTCTCAGAACACGTATCATGCCTGACGGGGCCATCGTAATAATCAACACTCGATATCACTATGATGATCTCTGTGGCTGGCTTCTCAAGCAACAGGAGAACATGCCTGACTACGAAACGATACCGTGGGAGGTTGTGAAGATACCAGCATGGCTGGACGAGGATGCATCTGAGCTTCTGGACTTGCCCATAGGTAGCAGCTACTTTCCTGAATGGAAACCAGATCGTGTACTGAAGGTAGACGAGAACGAGATCAAGGCCAGCAATGGCAGCAGGTACTGGAACGCTCTGTACATGCAAGACCCCACACCAGAAGAGGGTGGAATAATAAAAAGACGCTGGATTAAAGAGTGGGAGTACGGTGATCCACCCACATGTGACTTTGTTGTACAAACATTTGATACTGCGTTCTCTACGTCAAACACTGCTGACTACAGCGTGATACAGACATGGGGTATCTTCTACATGTATAATCAGACAGATGAGGGCTATGAAGACTTTGCGCCTCACCTGATACTGCTGGGTAATATCAAGGGCCGCTTTGAATATCCAGAACTGAGGCGGCTGGCGCAGAAGCTGTATAACCAGCATAGACCTGATGTGTGCATGGTGGAAAAGAAGGCATCCGGCCAATCGCTCATACAGGATATGCGTAGGGGTGGGCTACCTGTAATGGAATACCTACCTGATCGTGATAAGGTATCCAGAGTTTATGCAGCAACGCCTATCATGGAAGCTGGTCGCCTGTGGATACCCAAGGGTAAGAAATGGGCAGATGACCTTATAGAAGAACTTATACGGTTTCCCAATGCTGCACATGATGACCAAGTGGATGCCCTCACTATGGCTATACACTACATGAAGGACTCATGGCATCTGACACACCCTGATGATCCAGAGTATGATGATGCTCCAAGACAGAAGGTTGCTACATACTGGGATGTATGATTTGGGAAAACAGAAAAAGTATGCTATAATAATAGCATGACCAAAAATATAACTTATCATTACGCAACTAAAAAAGATATAATACCTTTAACCAATCTAGCAGCAGACTTTCATGCTGAAGCAAAGTTATTAGGAGACTTTAATAAAAAAAGATATTCAGAATATTTAACAAGAATATTTAATAATAATAATTTTTTATATCTTGTTAGAGATAATAGAAAATTAGTTGGAGCTTTAGTTGCTTACAAATTTAATTTTATTTGGGATAGTAAACATATAAAAACAATGGATTGTTTCTGGTATGTTTATCCTGAATATAGGGGAACAATGATGGGAATTAAACTTTTAAAAGAATATAAAAAATGGGCAACCTCTCTTCCTAATTGTTTGGAAATAGGTATAGCTACATCTGTTGATATGAATGTAGACAGAACATCTAAGCTTTTAAATAAACTTGGCTTTAATACTATTGGAACTGTTCATAGGTTAGCTCATGATTAAAGATATTCAAACAGCTTCATTCTTTCTTAAAGATGGTCTAAATGATAACTCTTCCTTTCGTTGGTGTTTCTGTCCCGGTGATGAAGGTGGTCCCGGTGATGCAGAAGCAGGTTCAGGAGGATATGGCGGTGTTGCTGATGCAGATGTAGAAAGTGGTGTTCAGGACTCTTTGTCCGTGGATGAAGCAAAAAGTCAAGTAGAGGCAGACGCTAGAGCGCAAGATGCTATGGCCCAATTAGCAGATCAACTATCTCTAGCTCAAGAAGAAGCAATGTCTGCAAGATCAGCAGAAGAAAAAGCTGAAGGTCTACAAACCCTAATGGACATGGGTATATATGGATATAATGAAGCTGTTGATAGAGGATTTCTAGAGGCTATTGAAAGAGCAGAAAGAGATTTTGATGTTCGTCAAGCTTATGAGATAGCAGAAAAATATGGCCTTGAGCCTACTCAAGTTACTCCAGCTTTTATGGACCCCACTGGAGTTAAAACAATAGGTTATAGAGGACCGGGGTCAACTAAAGCAGCTTTTACTGGAATAGGTAGGGGCGCTGCTATGCTTGGTGCTAATTTAATAGAAATGTATCCTAGTCCACTAAATCTATTAGCTAATGTTGCAAGAGAAGAGTTTGATATAAAAATGCCAAGCTTAAATTTAACAGATAAAGTAACAAGTTATTTTGATAGTTTGGCAGCATCTCAAAAAGAAGCAAACATAGCAGCTAGAGGAGCAACTGATCCAAGCACTGCTGGTATGATAGATGATGTTGAAGAAGAAGACTCAGAAAAAGGAGCCTTCTCTTCATTTGCTTCTCCAACAGGATTTGAAGCTCCAGAATCTACTTATGATTATGGTTTCCCCGATTCTGGTGGTGTACCTCTAGCACCTCCAATTCCATCTGTTCCCACTGTAGCTCCTGAACCAGCAGCAGAAGTTGTTACTCCTGAACCAAGAGTTAGAACAGCAGCAGAAAATACTCGTAGTATATTAGAGGGTATATATGGTAAAGAAATTACAGACGATCTTTTACCACCTAGAACAGATTTAAGTAGGATAGTATAATGGCAACAGAACGTAATCCCTTTGATCGTATACCAGAACAGGAAACAAATGTCGTACCTCTTACCCCTGAGTCAGAAGATATTGATGCTACTTTTGAAGTGGACGATGACGGTAATGTTATCGTTGATTTTTCTGATCCTGTGGAAATGGAAGCCTCTGAAGATATTGCTGAATGGTATGGCAATATGGCAGAGAAGATGGACGAGGATGAACTGGCAGAGATTGCTGGTGATATAATAGAAAACTTTGAGGCTGATAAAGATTCCCGTTCAGAGTGGGAGTCTATGTTTGAACGTGGTTTTGATCTTCTAGGTCTAAAGTTAGAACAAGGGTCTGAACCATTTGAGGGTGCGTGTACTGCTGTGCATCCCTTATTGATTGAGTCAGCAGTTAAGTTTCAGTCCAAAGCATCTGGTGAATTGTTTCCTGCCAATGGCCCAGTAAAGGCTCGTATACTTGGTAAGTCTACACCAGAAAAAGAACTACAAGCTAATCGTGTACAGAACTTCATGAACTATCAGGTAACAGAGCAGATGCCTGAATACTTTGATGAGTTTGAAAGAATGCTATTCCATCTACCGCTGATTGGTTCTGCATTTAAAAAACTGTACTACGATGCCACTGTGAAGCGTCCTAAGTCAGAGTTTATTCCTATAGATCAATTCTATGTTTCATACTATGCAACTGATCTTTCAAATGCAGATCGCTACACACATGTTATCTATCGTAGCCCTGTAGAGCTACAACGAGATATAAGGGCTGGTGTATATGAAGATGTTGAGCTAGGCTCTCCTGCTTCCTATCCCACCACCTCTTTCAGTGAGAAGATGGATACGATCATTGGTTTGTCTCCTATGTCAGACCATGACCCACAGTATGTTCTACTAGAGCAACACTGCTATCTTAATATTGAAGATGAAGAAGAAGCCTGTCCGTACATTGTAACTGTTGAGCAACAGTCTAGACAGGTGCTGAGTATCCGTAGAAACTACAAGCAAGATGACCCGAACAAAGAAAAAATAAATCATTTCGTACATTATAGATTTGTTCCCGGCTTTGGTTTTTATGGCCTAGGTCTTATACACTTCCTTGGTAATCTAACAATGAGTGCAACGGCAGCTATGCGTTCCCTCATAGATGCTGGACAGTTTGCCAACTTACCGGGAGGATTTAAGGCCAAGGGAGTTAGGATGGTTGGTGACAATGATCCTATATCTCCCGGCGAGTTCAAGGAGGTTGAGGCAACTGGTGTAGACTTATCAAAGGCTATTGTTCCCCTTCCCTATAAAGAGCCTTCCTCTACTCTATTCCAAATGCTGAACTTCGTAGCTACTGCTGGTCAGAAGTTTGCGGACAGCACAGAGCAAGTTATCTCTGATGCTGCCTCCTATGGACCCGTTGGAACCACTATGGCTTTATTAGAAGCAAGTAGCAAATTCTTCACAGCAATTCACAAACGAGTACACAAATCTCAGAAAGATGAGTTTCGTATTCTTGCTCGTATTGACTATGACTATCTTCCTGATGAATATCCATATGATGTTCCTTACGAAGATCGTAGCATATTCAAGAAAGACTTTGATGGCCGCATAGATATTATTCCAGTATCTGATCCTAATATTCCCAGCAACGCACATCGTATGATGATGGCTAACATGGCGCTGCAAATGGCACAACAGTCTCCACCGGGGATGTTTAATCTAGAAGCATTAAACAGAACTATTCTAAACGCTTCTAATATGCCTAATGTAGATGAGATACTTCCGCCTAAGATTGAACCTAAACCAATGGACCCAGTGTCTGATATTATGGCAGCGACGAAAGGCGTACCTATTGCAGCCTTTCCCGGTCAGAACCATGATGCACATATACAAGTAAAGATGGCGTATCTACAAGATCCTATCAATGGTGCTAATCCAATCATGGAACGTGTGGCTCCTATTATTCAGGCTAACATTCAAGAACACTCTGTGATGAAGTATCAGGAACAGATGAGTGGTATTGCAAATCAAATAATGCAACAGGCTCCAGAACAGATGAATAATCCTGCTGCTGCTGAAATGGCTATGGCACAGGCAGCACAGCAAGTAATGAATGCGAATCAAGCTATGGGTATGGCTCAGTCTCCTGAACAGCAGCTTGTATCTCTTGAGCAAGCCAAAGTTGAACTAGAGAAACAAAAGCTTCAGGCTGATACTGCCACCAGTGCAGCAGAGCTTGAACTAAAGAATAAGAAGCTTGAACTTGAAGAGAACGAACAGATTATTGGTATGATGAAAGCTACAGCAACTGATAATCTAAAACGTGATAATGCTGATGCTAACCGTTCCAGTAAAGAAAAACTAAAACAAATGGAACTTGTAACAAAAGCAATGATAGAAGAGTTTAAATTAAATAAAGATGACGAACGTCAAGCTATACAAAATATAAAAGAGATGCTTGATAAAGAAATGCAAACAAAAGCAGACATGGATGCACAAGCTCTAAATGCTCTTGTACAAGTGGCTGTTCAACAACAACAGGAGATGACAAATGATGAAGAAAGGTAAAGGGTATCCTTTTCATGTAAAAGATACTCAGAGAAATTATGGCGATGCCTATGCTCAAGATATTACAGGTGGTCGTGCTATTCGTAGTGAGTTAAACCAATGGGAAGATGACTCTTGGAAAACTCCAGAACCAATTAAACCTTCTCGCAAAAGCACCATCTATAACTAAGAATGGAAATTTGGGACGAGGTAGTACGAGAGTATAACGAAGAGATTAATAAGTTGCGACTAGCGTTGGGTAATGGCAGTGCTGAAGACTACCCACACTACAGACAACTTGTTGGTTCTATCTCCAGCCTTGAATGGGCCAGAGATAATTTAACAGAAATAATTAAGAAACGAATATATATGGAGGACGAAGACTAACAATGCAACAAGTAGGTTTAGGTGGCGCACTAAAAAATGATTTGTGG